GAATACTATTTCATTATATAGATATGATAAAATAGCAAACAGCAGGATTCGCGAAGATATCGCTGCTGTCCGACTGTGGTTCGATAAATCGTCAGCCCCAGTCGTGTTGGAACTTTTCGAGAAGCAAGCTTCAGAGAAGTTCCTTTCCGTAAAGCAGGTGGCTACAGCTACCTCTTTAAGGCGAATGGGTTCCACTAGTATAACTAGAGAGTCCATTCTTCTTCTTAAGCACGGTTTTCCGTTACTTAAGAAAGAAAGGGATGAGGACGAGTTTAAACCCGTTCCCCTCCCTGCGAGAAGTAGAGTGAGTGCTCACTCTATTTCAGCAATATCCGCTTATCTGGAAGGCAGAGAGTCGGATATTTCCTTCAAGACACCAGAGTCTACTCTTGGTCCTGAAGTTGACAGTCTAAAGAAGCCCTATAGAGCGAAATTAGACTATGACGATCCTTGGATGGTATTTGCCACCAAGGAATATCGTAAATGGCATGGGGACGAGTCCACCATGTCCATTAAGTTCTGGAATGGGGACATGTACCGCATCCAGGATCAGATCCCAGGGGAGAAGTTACCAACTTCTTTCACGGGAAAGCGTACTCACAAACTGAGGTTTAGTGAGATCGCTGACGCGTCTGTGAAGTACGACTTCATCAAGACCCGTACACATTGGGGAGCTAGACTTACCCAGATGTGTTTACCCTCACACGAGAACGAGTTCGATCGCGCGTGGGCGAAACGTTTGAGAAGAAGACTAATTGCTTTTCTCAAAGGTGACCCTGACCCAATTTGGAAAAAGGAAGTCAGGGATAAGATTTATGCGTCCCCCGACGGGAGGCGTATAAAATCTCGATCTGAAAGACTCATTGAAGTCTTGAAGACCGTGGATGGGATATTTACCCAGAGGTATATATCCTTTCCCGAAGAGCGTTGGACCTGGACCAGGTACGACGACTTCGTACTCTACCACATAAGCTTCTTGCTATGTGATGAGTTCATTGATGGGCAAATCACAGATTTTGCCTCTCAATTGGGGACTTCCTATGAGGATTTAAAATCCCTAAGGAAGAACTTCAAGCTCGCATCCAATACTGGAAAAGAGCTTGATCTAATCAACTCGGATAAATATCCAAATTGGTTAGCATACTTGAAACAGTTACATAGAGTGACTGTTAAACAAGTAGGATATCAGAAGGTTGCTGTGCAATCCCTGTTATCTCAAACGAGGGGGGCAGGAACACCTCCGCCTCTCGTCGTTCTGAAATCGAAAGCAAAGTTTTTGCTAACTGTTTCAGCAGAGCCAAAGCCAGTCACACAGACAGCCAAGGCTCTAATTACGTTGACGGTCCGCTCATTAATTGAGGGATTAGACGACGCGAGTTTTACGGGCTTGGTAACCAAGGGCCGTATTACTATAACCGGATCTGCCTGTCTTGAAAAGACTAGAGCAGACGGAGGAACCCTAGATGCGATCAGTGAACTGGTCCATTTAGGGGCACAAGGTAGGGAGGTCCCTTTAAGGGATCTCCAGACCGGAGAACTACTATGCATGGCTTCGTTAAGCGAATGCACAGTAGGAGAGTACATTTTCTGGGCTTGCCTGGATCGTGTACTTAGAACGCCTAAGGAGAAACTCTCTGAAGCGTTCTTAACTATCGTCAAGGAGCCTGGTAAAGCCCGATCAGTGACGAAAGCATCTGCTTATCTCAAAATCGTACTCGATTTTGTGAATAAGATCTGTTCCGAGCCCCTCAAGAAGGGTGTTCGGAGCAGTCATTCCGGCATGACGAAGTCTCATCATGGATGGAATGTTTTTATGGACATGTTCTCTGAGGATCTCAGGAACATGATCTTTACCACGGAAGAATCACACAGTGAGACTTTCGAGGGATACAGTACTGTCTACGAAAAGTACAAGACTGTATTTTGTTTGTCGACCGACTATGAGACGGCGACAGACAATATGGACCTATGGATCAGTGATCTTATAGGTACATTATGGATGAAGAGATGCGGTATACCCAAACTCCTCATCGGAATCGTTCGGCAAACTTGTTACCGACCGAGGAAAATCCTCTTCAGGGGGTTAGGCCCTCTGGAGAAGATTGGCACACACATCGCATATGATCTGAGGTTTGTGATGCTTCAACGGGGCATCCTAATGGGTGATCCGTTGACTAAAGTTGTCTTACACCTGGTTAACATCAGTGTAAGAGAACTCTCTCAGAAGTTGGGTAACCCATCCTTCTTAGAGCAAGCATTCCTGAACCCGATGGGTCTCAGTAATGCTTATCTTTACGGGCAAGGCTAAGCTCCAACCGTAAAGCAACATTTCGGTGCGCATGCACACCTACT